CCTTACGACCGCAGCATACTGCTTTACTCCCGAAAGGTAGTGGACAAGACTACTTGGAAGAGTGCTTTTAATATTGGTACAGAGATTAGGGGTAATACCAAGAAGCAAAAGAATAAGACTAAAATGCATAGGCCAGCATTCAATGCGCTTGTTAAAGAGCTAGCCCCTGTAGTACGTAGGACATCAGGTATATCCTGCTCACACTGTAATGGCATAGGCTCCTTCTACTACACACTAAAGTCAGGTGAGAGAAGCAAGAACAAAAAGAAATGTAGTCGATGCAGGGGTGTGGGCATACACTACAAACACCTTAAAGAACCTGCTGGACTTAGAGTAATACCGAGAGGCCCAGAAGACACTGCCTCTGGCGGGTTTAAGACGGACAAAGAGACGCTTACACAGATAAGACTTGACCTAGAGGGTGATGCTAGGGAGTTTGTTGATAAGTACATGAGGTACTCTATGATAAGGACGTACCTTAACACTTTTGTAGATAGCTTGGAGAAGTATCAAGATGATAATGGCTTTATTCATCCTCAGTTTAATCAGTGCGTCACTGCTACTGGAAGACTGTCGTCAAGTAGACCAAACTTTCAAAACATGCCGCGTGGAAACACATTCCCTGCAAGAGAAGCGATTATTTCTAGGCATGAAGGTGGTTACATTCTAGAGGGGGATTATTCCCAGCTAGAGTTCAGGGTTGCCGGGTTTCTGTCAAAAGACCCTGTGATCTATGAAGAGGTTACAGCCGGGTATGATGTACACGCATACACTGCTAGCATCATGGGGGTATCAAGACAGGATGCAAAGGCACATACCTTCAAGCCCCTGTATGGTGGTATGCTAGGCAACAACCGAGAAATGGCTTATTACGCAGCTTTTAGGAATAAGTATCAAGCTGTATCTGAATGGCATGACAGGCTTCAGGAAGAGGCTGTAACTACAAAGAAGGTTGTATTACCCTCTGGCCGGGAGTACTCTTTCCCCTACGCTAAATATACCCGAAAAGGTACTGCAGTTGGGGCTACCGCCATTAAGAACTACCCTGTTCAGGGCTTTGCAACAGCGGACCTATTACCTTTAGCTTTGATACGACTACACAAAACGCTAAAGGCTATGACTACGATTAAGCCTAAGAGTAAGATTATTAATACAGTACACGACTCTATAGTTATGGATGTTCATCCTGACGAGAAGAGTCAAATGGTTAAATTAATGAGGGAGTCTATGCTATGTATACCTAACGAGTGTAAGCTAAAATTTAATGTTGACTTTGACATGCCTATTGATATAGAATTGAAGATAGGCCATGATTGGCTAAACTTACAGGAGATCAGATTAGATGAGTACCGTAATGAAGATTGAAGATTTTAATGACGAGAATGTAGCAAAAATCGCAGCTATGATTGGACAGGTGGATGTAAACTCAAATACTGCTGTTGGGCTTCCCCGGCTAGCTATTGAGCAGCAGAATGAAACCAAAGAAGGGGAGACGCTGCCGAAGGGTGCCTTCCGCTTGCGTATGGGCGATAAGTCTATCTACTCTAAAGAGATGGAGTTGCGTCTGTTTGTGAGATACTACTCCTATGACCTTTGGAACAATGAACAGCCTGAACTATCAGTTCGTACTGTGCTAGCACCCTCGCTTAGTGATGATTTTCCAGATACCAGCGGCGGTAACAAATGTGGTAAGCTGTCTAAGGATGAAGCTTCTGGACTACCTGTTAACTCTATTGAACATGCAAAGCAGAAGAGCATTAAATGCACACAGGCTGTGTATGGTGTGGTTACATCCGCACCTGATGCTAAGACTGTGGAAGGAGAAGAGGTAGACCTTAAGGGTACACCATTCATCTGGTCTGCGCGAGGCTCTGCTTTCATGCCCGTTGCTGACTATATCCGTGAAGTTCCTTCTACTAAACTGATGTTTGGTCAGAAGGCCAAGCTTGCAACGAAGCGTCATGTAAATGGTAGCGTCATTTACTACACTCCTGTTTTTGAGAAGCCTAAGCCGGTTAAAGTAGAAAACGGGGATATTGAGCTTCTAAACACCTTTATGGAAGACATTGATAAGTGGAATGTAAGGGTTATTAAGGAGTATAGGGATCGTAAGGATGCAGTACTCTCGCGAGATGACTTGGATGTGGCTAATTCTTTAGAGGCAGTGGATAGCGTCTGATGTCATCCATGCTGCTACATAAAGTACAGCATTTTCTTGAAAAGGCATCGAGGGGCGAAGGCGAAGGTCTTCCCCCTCACCTTATCGAAGAGTTTAAGGAAATGTGCGGCTCCGCTATTCAGAGGCAATTTGATAGGAAGCCTGAATACCGTGTACGTATGTCTGGCGTAGGTAAACCCCTATGCCAGCAAAAGATGTCAATCCGTGAGGACAGAGAGGAAGAAGTAGATTACACCCTTGTAATGAAATTCCTGTTTGGAGACTTAATAGAAGCTGTTGCTGTAACAGTACTCAAGGCTTCTGGAGTTGAGATACAGGGGGAACAAGAGTCCGTTAGTCTTGATATTGGTGGCACAACACTAAAAGGTACTTATGATGTCAAGATCGACAATAAGATTTATGACATTAAAAGTGCAGCACCCGGCTCTTTCTCTATGAAGTTTGCGGCTAATCGCGGATATAACAACATTAAGCAGGATGATCCCTTTGGCTACGTACCACAGGGCTACCTATACTCAGAGGCTGCTGGAACAACCTTTGGCGGGTGGATAGCCATTAACAAGTCTACAGGTGAGTGGGCCGTCTGTGAAGCTCCCCTTGTGCAGGACGAGGATAGAGAAGATGCTTTAGAGCTAGCAGACAGGAATATCAGAGAGGTACTCACCAACCCAACCATTGACAAGTGTTTTACTGACGCTGCTGAAACCTACAAGGATAAAGAGACGGGTACTGTTAAGAAGACAGGAAACCGAACTCTGGATAGAACCTGTGGTTACTGTGGTTATAAGAAGTACTGCTGGCCCGATGCCGTGTATAAGATGTCAGCAAAGTCCAGCGCTAAGACAAAGCCTAGAGTTTGGTACAGCAAGCATGTAAAGGATGAAGTGTAGTGGCTTTATTTATAACAAACAGGATAACAGACTTTGAAACTAGCCATAACCCTGACGCCATCTTTGTACACTTTGACACATCTAAGGGAGATTCCTTTGGTGAAGATACCTCTATTATAAAGTCTCTTAGTGAGGATAAAAGGCAAGCCATAATCTACAGAAAAAACATGTCTTCTGAGGGTGCGTGGTCAGCGGAAGAATTTAATAAAGAGGGTAAGGCTACTATATCCAGCAGCTTTGATCTTATCCGTTCTTTAATAATAAATGGAAGGCTTGTTGTGTTTCCAATTATACCTTTCTCGTTAGCAAAGAGCGTGTCCATTGATCTTGTGTCTGATTATATGGACAAACAGTACATACAGATGGTAAATACTGCATCATGAGATTTAGATCACAGTTTGAAGCGCAAGTTGCCCTGTCTTTATCTAGACGGGGTATTACCTATGAATTTGAACCTGATAAGATTCCTTATCAGCGTAAGCCTAGCGTATATATTCCAGACTTTTACATACCTAGTGAGGGTATGTACATTGAAGTTAAGGGTAGATTACTACAGCAGGATAGGGTGAAACACCTTCTTGTTAAAAAACAAAACCCTGACTTTGAGGTTAAATTCTTTTTTGCTAACGGCAATAAGAAAATATACAAAGGGTCAAAGACTAGTCACGCTGATTGGGCGGATAAGCACGGGTTTGAATGGGCGGATAAAAGTTTACCAGCGGGGTGGTTCAATGGGCGATGATTATGAAGGATTTGTTTTTACTTCGGGCGATGTGGTGGAGGATGAAGATTCATTGATAGATGAGGCTATGAGAAATAGAATATCTGAGGAGACATTCTTTCTCGCACCGGACAGGCTCTATATAGTTTTTGATTCCATAGATGTTGACAAGGTGACTGTTCGCGCATACGATACCTTAGACGCCACAGACGTTAGCGCCGCCCACATTCTTCAGCAGGGTATGCTTAGTCTTCTTGAAACGGACTATGATTATCTAATGCAGTTAGGGCATGAGGCTACACTAGATAGAATATCTGAGGAACAGGCAAAGAAAGACAGCAAAAAACTTACTGTTGAAGAGGTATATGATAATGTCATACAAGTTAAATTTAGCGAGGATAACTAATGCCTGATGAAAAGAAGTATCTTAAAGAGTTAGAGGGAGCTGTAAATAACCCTAACCACTACAATCAGAATGGCAAAGAAACTATTGAGCTTATAAAAGAATCCATGACCGAAGAAGAGTTCTCTGGCTACCTGAGAGGCAACGTGTTAAAATATGTATGTAGGTATAAACATAAGGGTATGCCCTTAAAGGATTTGATGAAGGCCAATTGGTACATAAACAGGTTGATTGAGGAAACAAAAGACAATGACTAATAATTACTTCCCTACAGACTATCAAGAGTTCATACACCTGTCTCGCTATGCTCGTTGGCTAGGTGACAGGCGGGAAGCTTGGCCTGAGACAGTGGCTAGATACTTTGACTATATGGAAACACACCTAAAGAAAAACCATAACCACACTATTCCTAATAGACAAGAATTGGAAGAGGCTGTACTTAGCCTACAGATAATGCCTTCTATGCGAGCCTTGATGACTTCAGGTCTAGCCCTAGAACGTGATCACACTTCCGGGTACAACTGCTCTTATATCCCTGTTGACTCCCCGCGCTCCTTTGATGAAATTCTGTATGTGCTTATGTGTGGTACAGGAGTGGGATTCTCTGCAGAGAGACAATACACAGATAAGCTGCCTATTGTAAATGAACACTTTGAGCCTACTGAGACAACTATTATTGTACAGGATAGTAAGGCTGGGTGGGCTAGGGGCCTCAGAGAACTAATTGCGTGTCTTTACGCAGGACAGGTGCCAGAATGGGATCTAACCCGCTTACGCCCTGCTGGAGCGCGTCTAAAGACCTTTGGCGGTCGGTCGTCCGGTCCTGCACCCTTGGATGACTTGTTGAAGTTTACAGTGGCTCTTTTCAAGGCTGCTGCGGGCAGGAAGTTATCAACTCTGGAATGTCACGATCTTGTTTGTAAGATTGCTAGTGTTATTGTTGTTGGTGGTGTTAGGCGGTCAGCTCTTATATCCCTTTCTGATCTTAACTCCAACAGGATGCGTGTAGCTAAGTCGGGAGATTGGTTTAGGGAATACCCCTACAGAGGGCTAGCCAACAACTCTGCGGTGTATGATAGTCGCCCGGACATGAACACTTTTCTGAAAGAATGGTATTCTCTGTATGAATCAAAGTCTGGAGAGAGAGGGATTTTTAATCGTGGAGCAGCTAAAAATAAGGTTGATAGTATTGGTCGTCGTGATTCTGCTCATGTATTTGGAACTAACCCTTGCTCTGAAATAATTCTAAGACCATACCAATTCTGTAATCTTACAGAGGTAGTTGTTCGTGCCGAGGATAATGTAGGAAATCTTTCAAAGAAAGTAGAGCTAGCCACACAGCTAGGGACTTATCAATCCTCTCTAACTGATTTTAAATACCTGCGTAAAATCTGGAAACAGAATACAGAAGAAGAGAGACTGCTGGGTGTTAGCCTTACTGGCATTCTGGACAACGCACATCTATCAAAGGTGGATGACAACTTGCCCCGCATTCTTGAAGGTCTTAAGTTAGTGGCAATTAAAACTAATGAACGGTTTGCTGAACAGCTAGACATTGAAGTGTCCACGGCTATTACCTGTGTAAAGCCTTCCGGTACTGTTTCTCAGTTGGTTGACAGCGCGTCTGGTATCCATCCTAGACATAGTGAGTATTACATCCGAACTGTTCGCGGGGACACTAAAGACCCTCTTACTCAGTTTATGATACAGAAGGGTATCCCCGCAGAACCTGCTATTGGTAATGAAGACAACATGACGGTATTCTCCTTTCCTGTTAAGTCACCTAAAGGGGCGCTAACGAGGGAAAGCATGACTGCAGTTGAACATCTTGAACTGTGGAAAGTGTATGCGGAGTTCTGGTGTGAGCATAAACCCTCAATCACTATTTCTGTTAAAGAAGAAGAATGGCTTAAGGTAGGCTCTTGGGTCTATGACAATTTTGACTACCTATCAGGCGTGTCATTCCTTCCCTTCTCAGATCATACATACCAGCAAGCTCCCTATACCGAGTGTAGTGAAGACGAATACAAAAAGTTGTTGACACAGATGCCTGATTCGATAGTATGGGAAGACTTAAAAGAGCTTGAGATAGAAGACACTACCACAGGATCTCAAGAATTAAGTTGCACAGGAGATGTCTGTGAGATTGTTGATATAGGAGTTTAGAATGAATAAGCTTATAATCGGTGCTATTGGACTTACTGCGCTTACGCTAACAACCGCCGCAGCTACCGCTGATAAAGGCTGTGATTATAACCCTGACGGCACCTTTAATATTGGAAAAGGTCAGGTAGCCCTATACGGATCATGGAAAGAGGCTAGAGCATGTGCTATGCAGGGCCTACTACCCGACATTGTAGCCGAGAGACTAGGTAGATATGGCGACGAACAGAAGCAGATCGAGGGTGCTTATCTAAGGGTCCACAATGCTAAAGTAAAGGCACAGAAAAAAGAAAGAGAAGTTGAAGTACAACCTCTTCTTAATTTTAAATAATGATACACGAAATTCAGATAACCGAGGACATGCGCCGACTAGCCGAACGCAAGGCTACTATCTTGGGTGAGCTAAACAACTCTATTGAGAGGGGTGCGGGTTCTCAGGCTGGGTATTTGGGGGAGATGATAGTTTTAAGCGTTCTGGGTGGCTCTCACGAAAACACCTTTGATTACGATGTTACTCTTAATGATGGCACAACAGTAGATGTCAAAACTAAGAGAGTGTCCTCTCCCCCAAAAGAGTATTACTCCTGTTCAGTTGCTAAGTTCAATGCTAAACAGGACTGTGACTCCTATGCTTTTGTTAGAGTTAAAAACGATCTCTCTGTTGGTTGGTATTTAGGAAAGATAAATAAGGAAGACTTCTTTACAGAATCAACTGAACACAAAAGGGGAGACGTTGACCCGGATAACGGTTTTGTTTTTAGGGCAGACTGTTACAACTTGCCGATATCTATGCTGGAGCATAACAATGAAAAAGAGTAAAAAACCCGACGCGCTTCTTTATAAGATGTCCGTATCAGTCACATCAAAGGGAGAGATAGCCTTAGACTTTGAGGGACCGCCCTCTGCTAGGGAAATTGAAGACCTCTTTGATAAGTGGAACCCTGAGTTTGAACACACAAAAAAAATAGTCTCGCTGGTAAATTACCTACGAGACTATAGTGATCAACAGTATAGAGATATAAAAGGAGTTATT